AAACTTTACTACGGCTACGGATGCCTACAACACAGCCGTTGGCTTCAATGCAGGTGTCTCAGTCACCACGGGAACTCAGAATACCCTTATTGGAGGGCTTGCGGGTGATTCCTTAACGGATGCGGATGTTAACGTCGCCGTAGGGTATGGGGCGCTTTCGTCAGCAGTGACTGACGGCGCGAACACTGCTGTTGGAGCTCAAGCCCTGCTCAATGCTAACACTGGGGCTGCCACTCTTTCTTACAATACGGCGGTCGGATACAACGCAGCCGT